CTGCTGACCATGCTGACCCTGCTGACCCTGCTGACCATGCTGACCTTGCTGACCTTGCTGACCCTGCTGACCTTGCTGACCTTGCTGACCCTGCTGACCTTGCTGACCCTGCTGACCCTGCTGACCATGCTGACCATGCTGACCTTGCTGACCTTGCTGACCCTGCTGACCATGCTGACTCCATAAATCTTTTATTAAATGGGTCTTTACACCATACTATCTTTTTAGGTCTAACTAATCCAAAAATATCATAAGTTTGTAATATTTTTTCCTCCGCAACCTTCTTATTTAATACATAATCTTCTCTCTCTACATAATGACACATCCTATCTATAAGTGCTTGTGTCTTTTTATCATAACCAAGTTTTTTATCTATCATAAAGTTTAAAATTAATTAATAATTTGTTTTGTTTTAGTCTTGAACAGGTATCAAACCAGATGGTGTGTATTCCTGTTGTTTCAATAATTGATAAATTCCATTAGGTAGTTTTGCTTGTCCTACTTTTGGAGAATGTTCGGGGTGTAACAATGATGTATTTTGGGCGACCAAATAACCAAATACATAAGTTCCTTCTGAACCACTTTTAATAAAGTATAATTTTCCATTATCTATTGTGTGTGAATTACTGTGTGAACCTTGCATGATACATTTACTACCACTAACCTTTAAACCCTTAGGCAATTTACTTATTTTCTTTAAGCAAATTTCACCATGACGAAAACATTGTATTTTTTTCATATAATTATTTAATTAGTAAATTTATAATATCAAGTTTATTTTGCAACCCATGTGCTTTTGTACAGTTGTACCAATTATTTAAAGACCCATCTCTAAAGATTACATCACTTGCTAATTCTCCTGCTTTCTCATCACTTAATGCAATCAATACAGCTTCCTTATTTGTTATTTCTTTACCATAAAACTTCTTATAATAAAACTGAACTGTTGATACTTTAAATTGATAATTTCCCAAAGATGGAATTTGAACTTTCTTATTTGTTGGATGTGGGTCAAATGTGATTAATGCCTTATCTTCACTTACACCTCCACTCTCACATGCCTTTAATTCACTCATTAAGCCACCTTTAAGCTCATTTACCTTACTAACTAGGTTATCTAGTATTATTTCCTTCTCTACCTGCTTATATTGGATTGTAGAGCCATATTTACCTCCTACAAAGTAAGCAACTGCTAGTAATGCTAACACAAACAACACAATATGATACACTTTAATTCTTTTCATAATTATTCTTCTAATTTATTAATAATTTGACTTGCAATCGACTTGCTTGTCATAGACCACTCTAAACCACCACTTTCCTCTATTACATCTTGCATAAACGCCTTAATCATTTCAACTTGCTGTTCATTTAATTCTATTGTTTTATTCATTTTATTTAATTACCCCAATAATCTGGTTCAGGATGAGCCGACATTTCATCCTCATGTTCTAATATCTCTCCAAACTCTTTCTTAATGTTATAACCATTCATCTTCTTATACTTTGCTAATGTGGCAATCTTATCCTCATAACATAGTGAGCAGTTTTTGAGCCACTCATCTTGGTGTGTATCATGCTCTTTGTAAAGGTCTACTACTTCATTTTGTTTTTCTATATCTAATTCTGACATTTTACTCATTTTATTATCTTATAAATTGTTAATTGGTGCAATCCCTTGACTAGAAAGATTGCAACCCCATATCCTAATACTACACTACCTAAACTTATTTCGCAACCCCATTCACGTTTATGATAACCATTTCTCCATAACCTAGCTTCAACCTCTTTAAGAGGTGTCCTTGTTGTTTTCATAAATTTTCCATTCCATTAATTAATAATATCAACTCATCAACCTTCTCCATTATATCTGTTGCTTGGTGACTTCTATCTTCGGCACTTCCAGGATTATCACCATTCCATTCACCACTGATATCTTCTGCCCAATTCTTTATTCCTTGTAAATCTAAATTTGCGAAACCTATTCTCATATCTTCTTCTAGTATTTGTTTATTCAATAATTCTATTAAATCCATTTCTTCTTTTCCTTGAATCATATTTTTATTTTAAAAGTGGGCTGGACCACCATCTATAAATGATTGATAATTTTCTTCATCTCTATTTGCATTATCTAATTGTAGTTCTTCTAACCATTCACAATATGCTTCTCTTTTATCTTCTTCATTTGGAATATAACTCTTACAGAAGATACAACTGTTTGTTATATCTAATGTTCCATTATATGATTCACAACATTTTTCTTTTTTCATATTATTTTACTATACTGGTTACATTATACTGTCTATATTCAGCATAACCCCCAAAGACTCTACTAAAACTAAACTCACAAGTAAAACTAATCATCATATCTGTTACATTTGTTTCAGGAGTACATAAACTAATTTTCTTTAGTAATGGATATGTATACTTTGGTACAAATCCATCTATTTTAATTATTCTATAGAAACCTCCATCCGTAATTAATTTTGCTTTTTTAGGAAACTTTTTTTTAATCTCTTTCTTCATCTTATTATATCTTCTGGTTTTACCAGATATAAATTAGTTAGTAATAATATTGCTTGTTGATAATCCATAGATAGACCTTGTCCATGAATATCAATCTTATCTAACTCCACTACTTTTTCTTTTAAAAGTCTATAACATAATTGTAATGCTTGCAAGTATGTCATTGGCTCTGTTCTAATAATACGATTGAATACCTCGTTATCTTGTATCATAGTTAAAGTGTATTCTATTAAAATTAAATTGTCAAGCTTGACAAAGTATTACAAATATGCTATACTGTATTAGAATTATTAAACATATTTATTATGAAAAAGGTATATAATATAAGGGAAAATTGTCCTAAATGTCATGAAGAAAAATGTCTTGTTATTTGGAGAAAATTTTATGAGTTTCCTGTTAAGAAAATAACATTCAAACTCGTATGTATTTGTGGACATAAATTCACAAAAAAATATTAACATAAGGGAGGAAATAAAACACCTCCCTTATAAACAAAATGATTAGTATAATTATTCCTATCAAGTTACAAGAAAATGAATACTGGGATTTACTTCCTGGTGCTATTAAGAGTGTGTTAAGACAAACTTATAAAGATTATGAATTAATAATTCAACAGTATGATAATGATGTTTCGGAAGGAAGGAATAAAGGATTAGAAAGAGCAAGAGGTGAGTATTGTTTATGTCTTGATGCAGATGATATACTCTACCCTGACTTTTTAGAAAAGACATTACCATTAATGAAAGACTATGATATGGTGGCAACAATGGGAGATATAAATGGAGTTACTTTTACCCCACATACATCTGGATTTGAAATAGGTAATCAGATGTTAAATTGTTTTCTATTTAAGAAAGAGATTTGGAATAAATATAAGTTTGACGAAACACTTGGAGGATTAGAAGACTATGATTGGAATTTACAAGCAATAAGAAATGGCTATAAGGTCGGTATAGTAAATGAGATATTAGTTTACATATCAGATAGACCTAATTCAAGAAATAAAGAAGCAACAAGAAATTTAAAAACATTAATGGAAATAATACAAACAAAATGAAAATAATTACAGATGATATAAGTCGCTATGATAAAAATTGGTGGGAGAAGTTCTACACAGAATTTGGGCATAAGAATAATGAAGAAGAATTAAATACATTTAGACATATAGTTCCATTTGTAGGAGATAAGACTATTATTGATATAGGTTGTGGAGAGGGTGAAGCAAGTCAATTCTTTGATAATTATACTGGTATAGATTGGTCTGAAGTAGCTATTAATAGATGTAAGACTAGGTGGAATAAAGAGTTTTTAGTTGGTGATATACCAGAAATAAAGAAACACTATGACTTTGCCCTACTATCGCAAGTAATGGAACATTTAGAGAATCCAAAAGAGTATATAGACAAAATAAAAACCATCGCTGATAAAGTGATAGTTATAATTCCTAATGGTGAACTTTCTAAAATAATAATGGATAATGATATGGCATATTTAAAAACTAAACTTGAAGATGTCCACTATCATTATGCTACTTATGATACTAATGATATAGAGTCTATGTTTCCAAAGATGGAATGGGTTACAACTTCAGGTACAAACTTAACATTCATAGTATAAATGCATAACTTCTTAGTTGCACTAGCTATTATAGTTATACCTAGTGTAATTTATATTGCTATTGTTAATAGTGGGGGATAAAAAATAATCTCAAACCAAAATTTCCGACACTAAATACATTGTTTTGAGAGTTGTAGATGGGGGTGTTGATTTTTGGTCATTTCAAAATCTGGATTAATTGGTTTTAGATATAGATTTTCAAAATGTAAAAGCATTTTATTTCTGATACTTTTGATATTCTTCATCTTGTGGAATGTTACGACCATATTGATTATAACCATCTAATAATATTTGTAACGATTCCGCATAAACTTCACTTGGTTTATTGTCATATCTATTATACTTATAATTTGGAATAGATACGGTAATTGTACTTTTATTTATTTTCATATTATTTATTTTGTAACTTTAAACTAATAATCAAGTCATTTAACATAACTCTGTTATAACTTGTATACTGCTTTCCCTTATAACTTCTTACATATAATTGACGTGCTTTGCTTAGTTTCATATTTCTATTGATAGGCTTTTTATTGATAATGTATTTACCTACAATATAAGTATACTACTATCTAAACATTATACAACACTATTTTACATTACAACACAACTATGGTATACTTGTAAATAGTGGCAAAATACCTTACTATATCATAATGGAATAAGAAAGCAAGACTTGACTTATAATACAACACATAATACACACTTTGTCAACATAGTTATACACAGTTATGATATATTTAGTATACATTTGTTTACTTTAGTTGAGTAAAGTAGATATGTATTGATATAGTGTTGATTATCAATGCAATGCATGTCTATTGGGTAGCTGTTATAACTATCAACACGCTTGCCTTTGTATTGTTTCCCACAGCTATGCCAACCATAGACAAGGGGGGTATAGGCAAGGGGTGGGGTAGGTTTATTATTGATTGGCTATTGATACTTTTATCTTAGTAGTTTATCTATAATATGTATCACAATTACTAGACACTAGAACTATAATAGTTAATCATAACTATGGTATACAAGAGTATCGCTCGGTGATTACACCTCGCTCATGTAACTTAGTCCTTCTTAAAACGAAACTAGAGAAACCAAGCCAGCGAAGAAAGAGAAAAAGAAAAAGACCCTAAGAAAAAGATTATCTCCCTTAACATAAGAGTGAGCCGAAATAAATTCGCTTTTCTTGTACGTTAAGTTTGTTACCCAATTTAGAGCCATCCAATTTAAAGTAATGCTATTTAACTATTTATACATTGAAAGGCATTGAGCAACCTTTATCCTGGACTAAGATAAAAGTTATTCAATGCCTTTTATGTCCAAACTATTGCTCACCTTATTCAGGTACACTTAGTATAGCACATAATTAAATTCTTGTCAAGGGGTAAGTGTGCGATTTCTAAAATTCCAGTAAAATACTTGACAAAGTTACTAATGTATGATATAATATATCTTATGGAAAATACTATTGAAAGTGAAGTTGAATTAATAGAAGATGTAGATGAGGTAGAGGAATTAAAAGCCAATGATGATGGAACTTTTGAGGAGGTTTATCGTAACCCTAAGACAGGAAATATTGTAATGAATCCTAAGATTAGGAATCAGAATAAAGATAATAATCGTAGGGAGAACTGTTGGAATTATTACTTACAGACAGTAAGAGATGGAAATCCTAATGCTGCTGAATCAGCTCGTAGGGCAGGATTTTCTGATAATACAGCTATCAATATTCGTAAGATGAGATGGTTTAAAGATAGGAATGATAAGTTAAGACGAAGTAAGATGTTTACTAACGCAGAAAGAAATATTGCTCGTATTATGAACTTAGGAATGACTCGTTTAAAGAAGTTAGAAGATGGAACTACAGAGGAAGTATTTGATGCAGAGAAGGCTCGTATAGTTGCTGATATGTCTAAGTTGATTGTTACTACTCTCGGAAAAGACGAAGGTTGGAGTACCAAGACAGAATTTAAAGTTACTACACTTCCTACTCCTATTATGGAATTAGAAGTTATAGATGCAGCAATAGTAAATCCACAATTAGAAGAAGCTAATGAAGTAACAGAATAATGCCATACATAAGAACAACTGCCACTAAGAAAATAATGGCTATGAAAAAAAGAATAAGAATCGTTCAGGGTGGTTCTTCTGCTTCTAAGACTATTTCTATTCTTCTTTATTTAATTGCACTTGCTCAACAAGATAAGAAACGAACTCTAACATCTATTTGTTCAGAGAGTATTCCTCACTTAAAGAGAGGTGCTATTCGTGATTTTAAGAACATAATGACAGAACATAATTACTGGAAAGATGAGAACTGGAATACTACTGATAGTATGTATACATTTGAAACAGGTAGTCAGATAGAGTTCTTCTCAACAGATAATGGAGATAAACTAAGAGGAGCTAGACGTGATAGGTTATTCATTAATGAGTGTAACAATGTATCATTGGAAGCCTTTGAACAGTTAGAGATGCGTACAAATGAGTTCTGTTATCTTGACTATAACCCATCTAATGAGTTTTGGGTTAATACTGAAATAAAAGCAAATAGAACAGATTGGGATTTTATAATAATTACTTATAAGGATAACGAAGCACTCTCTGAATCAATCGTTCAATCGCTAGAACAACGTAAGAATAGAAAAGGATGGTGGCAAGTTTATGGTCTTGGATTACTAGGGGAAATTGAAGGTAAGATTTATAGAGATTGGCAGATAATAGAATCAATACCACACGAAGCTAAACTTATTCGTTGTGGATTAGACTTTGGTTATTCTAATGACCCTACTGCAATAGTTTATATTTATAGTTACATGGGAGGTTATATACTTGACCAGATAACATTTAAGAAAGGATTACTTAATAAACAGATTGCTGATATTATTCTTTCACAAGAAGAAAATGTATTAGTTATTGCTGATAGCTCAGAGCCTAAATCTATTGATGAAATACATGGTTATGGAGTAGAGATAATAGGAGCTGTAAAGGGCAGAGATAGTATCGTAAATGGTATTAACCTTGTTCAAAGTCAAAGAATATCTGTAACTAAAAGAAGTGTTGATATTATTAAAGAGTATCGTAACTACCTATGGGCTACTGATAGAGATGGAAAGGTTCTTAATATTCCTGAAGGAGGTTTTGACCACTCTATGGATGCTATTAGATATGCTATGACTAACATAATTATGAATGATACAGGAGATACAGAACAGGAAAGAGCAGATAGATTACTATCAAGGTTAAAGAATTTACCCTCAAAAACTAGATAGGTATTGACAAGAAATTTAAACTATGTTATAATATGCAAATGCAGGAAAACTCTCGCCCAAAACTTTCAGACCCAGAGGAATGGGCTTTAATTAGAGGTATGTATTTTGATAACAATAGTCCACTATCCAAAGAAAATCAAGACCCATTAGAAGAATTAGATAGATTAGAAAGTCGCATTAGAAATAATAACATATCATCAAGATGAATATAACAAAAGAATTAAATACAATAAAAACAAACTATGATAAGACTATTGATTTAGTTAGTGGTTTGCCTTTTTCACAAAAGAATTTAATTAGAACAATAGAATTTTATAATAATAGTAAATATTTAAATGGACAGAAAGATGAATTACAAAGAGATAAACCTTTCTATAATATTCTTAATGCTATCTGTGATGTTGAAAATACTGCAAAGGATTTAGATACAGGAGATATACAAATTACATCTGATGATAGTAATCACTATTTACAATCATTCTTACTTACAAAAGATTTATATGTTTGGATGAAAGAATCTAACTTTGCAAAGACTCTTAATGATATGAGAGATGTTCATACTCGTTATGGTTCTTTGTTAATTAAAAAATGTATTGAAAAGGAAGAAGATGGAGAAAAGAAACTTGAAATTGATTTACCTGAATGGAAGAATGTCATAACAGACCAAGTTGATATTATAGATGGAGCAATTATAGAAACTCATTATATGAATGCTTCAGAAATTTATGAAAAGAAATATGTTTGGGAAAAAAAACCAGTTAATGAAGTTCTTAAAATACTATCATTAGGAGGTTCGGGGAAAAGAATACCAGTATATGAAGTTCGTGGATTTTTTCCTAGTAGTTATATAAAAGAATTAAATGGTGAAGTAGTAAAAGAAAATAGTACAGACTTTTCTTATCAATTATACTACATAGCAGGAACACCAACAGAAAATGGTAAAGAAGATGCTTTTACAGCACTAGTTCCTTTGTATTGGGAAGATGATACAGAAAAAGTTTATAAATATCTTGCAAGAAAACCAAGAGCAGGTAGAGGATTTGGAGTAGGTGTTATGGAAGAAGGAGAGGAAGCACAAGTATGGACTAATGATGCTGTATTAAAACAGTATCGTGCTATGGAATATACTACAAAAGTAATTGGACAGACAGCTTCTAAAAAACTAAAAGGTAGAAATCTATTAACAGAAACAGATGATGGAACAATTCTTGAAATTGAAGATGGAAAACCTATCTCTGGTGTTAATTTACTTCCAAGTGGTGGTCTACAGCAATACAATGCTCTTATTGACCAATGGTATTCACAATTAGAAAAGACAACTTCAGCTTATGGTGCACAAAGAGGTGAATCTCCTAATAGCGGAACAGCATTTAGACTACAAGCAACAGTTATTCAGCAATCTTCAAGTGTATTTAAATCTCTACAGGAAGAATTTGGTATTTTTATTACAGAAATTATAGAAGATTGGGTACTTCCATTCCTTGCTAAAAAACTTTCAGTAGAACATATACTTTCTTATGACTTCTCACCAGAAGAATTAAAAGAAATAGACTTAAAATTTGCAACTTACAACGCTAATCAAGTTGTCATTCAAGCATTAATAGATGGAAAGGATATAAATGCAGAAGATTATCAAGCATTTATAGATAATTATGATGATTTCATAAAACAAACCAAAGGAAAGAGATTTATTGAAATTCCAAAAGATTTCTATAAAGACTTAAAAGCAAAAGTAACTGTAAATGTAACAGGTGAACAAAGAAATAAAGCAGTAACACTTGAATCTCTAAATAATCTATTGATAACATACGCAAGTAATCCAAACTTATCATCAGACCCAGTTGCTTCACAACTTCTAAGTAAAATAGTAGAACTATCAGGAGCAGGAATATCACCAGTAAGTATTAGTGCAGCTATGTCAAGTAAAAATAAACAAGCTGAAGCTATGCAAGCACAGTTACAGCAAGTAAAACCAAATCCATCACAACCAACTAAAATGGATATGGGTAATAATCCTAATATGCCACAATAATTATGTCAAAATCACTTCAAGAATTTCATACAAATATAGATATGCAGAATAATGTTCAATCATATCTAATAGACTTCTTAAAAAAGATAGCAGTTGAAAAAGTATTTAATAAAGAAGATGTTTCATCTATCGCAGAAGCAAAAGAAGTAATTGATTTAGCATTTGAAAATTTAGATATTTTATTTCCTCCTATAGTCAAGGAGAAAAAAATTATAAACGAAGCAAGATAATATGAAGAAAAAGAAAGGAGGTAAGAAGTGCTAGTGCTTATCATCTGCTAATCAATAGGGGTTAGCAGGATGATGAGAATTAACTCATCTCGCATATTGGCTCTGCATAAACCAACTAACGCATGATAGTAAAGCATAACCTATCAAAAATCTATGGAGCAAAATCCAGAAGATGTCGCTGTAGACACAAATACAGAGGTTGAGGAAACTACCAATAGTTCCGAAAGTGGTGCTGAAGAAACCACAGATTTAGCAGTAGAAAATGAGAATTTGCGTAAAGCACTTGCTCAAAATAATGCTAGAGCTAAAAGGGCAGAGGAAGAATTAAAGAAATTTAAATCTACTCCTACTCCTTCACAAACAATTAATAATAACAACCCAGATATTTCTGAGGAGTTGAAACTAATTGCTCGTGGTTTGTCAGATGAAGAAATTAATCAAGCTAAAGTTATTGCAAAAGGTAAAGGCATAGTCCTTACAGAAGCAATAAAAGACCCAATGTTTCTAACTGCCCAAAAGGACATTAAAGAAAAGGAAAGAAGGGAGCAAGCAAGATTAGGTGGTTCAAAAGGTTCAAGTGAATCTGAAGAAGATACACTTATTAAACCTGATATGACAAGAGAGGAGCATATGGCAGCTTTTAAGAAGGTAAATGGGTAACAGTAAAGGTTTTATTTAGTTTATTAACATTACAACTAATTTAACCCTAGATAGTTCCTTTACTCAAAAGATAGTATGGCAACTGGAACTTTTCCAACCGCAACTACTAGTTCAACAACACTAGCAGGAAGCATTCCTCTATTATGGGGAAACAAAATCAACGAGTTTTTTAAACTAAAGTTGATGTTAGCAGAATTTTTCGTAGACCGTTCAAGTGAATTGGTAGATGGAGGTTCAACACTTTATACACCAATCATGTCAGAAATGGCAGCAGCAGTTAAGTCAAATGCAACAGCAGTAACATTAAACAACGCAACAGATGGTAAAATCACTCTTGCAGTAGACCAATGGTATGAATGTTCATTCGCAATTGAAGACAGAGAAGCAGCACAGCTAAAGCATTCTTACTATGTACAGGAGAAATATGCTATGAACGCAGGTTACTCTGTAGCTAAGAAACTAGAAGTAGCTCTCGCAAGTTTGTTTTCAGGATTCTCAACAACAGTTGGTGCATCTACAACATCTCTTGCAGATAGTGAAATTCGTGCATCAATCGCAGGTCTTGAAGCAGTAGGTATTGATACACAAACAGATACAGCATTCTTCCTTTCGCCAGGAGTATTCTGGAAACAAGTTCAAAACCTTGATAAGTTTAGTCTTGCAGTAAACTCACCAGTTAATGACCCAACAGCAAAACTTCCTCGTGCAACATTGTATGGTATTCCAGTTTATATTTCTAACAACATTCAGTATGTTTCAGGAACAACTGGTAGATACAATGCTCTAGCACACAAGGATGCTTTACATTGGGCAACAAGTCCTGTAGGAACAGGAGGTTCAATGAGTGATTCAAGAGGTTCACACATGACAGGTAAGTATGGAGTTCGTATTCAATCAAACTATATACCAGAATATCTTTCAACAGTTACAACTGCTGACTTGCTATATGGTACAATAGAGAATCGTGATAATGCAGGAATCTGTATCATAACAGCTGCCTAACACGATAGTTCAATTATAAAATAATAATTGCTTGCTTGCACTCACTCCTGACCGAGAGATGTAAGCAAGTCAGGAAGCAATTAAAATATGACAACAATAATAAGTCCAAATATCAAAAAAGTAAGTGAAAGAATAGACACTTCTGGTAATGTAATAGACCCAAGAACAAAACAGGTGGTTATTCCTAATGTAGTAGAAGTAATAAATCCTGAAGATATGATTCCTAAAGTAGTTTCACAAGAAACAATACCTGAAGTTAAATCTACTTCTAAAATAGATGAAATGATTTCTAAAAAGATAGAGGAAATTATAAATAAGAAAATAGAGGAAGCTCTAGGTAAATTATAATATGAAAGTATTTTTTGTAGGTTCAGAAATTCAGGGGTGCTATAATGTAAGATGTCTATTTCCACTTCAGGCTAATGGTTGGGATGGAGATAGAACAACATTTCTTGCTAATAGAATGACACCTGAAAATAAAGCAAAGGCAGCACAAGATGCAGATGTTGTTGTATTCCATAGACCAGAAAGAGAAGGTAAATTAGAATTAATGAAATTACTAAAGAGAATTGGTAAGAAAGTTGTATTTGATAATGATGATACTTATAAAGATAATGGGGGTGTTAAATTTACTGAATACTTTAATGAAGAAAGGGTTAATGCAGGACTTAAAGAACTTAATGTTTCTATTGATGAGTGCCTTAAAGAAGCAGATTTAGTTACTTGTTCTACAGAGTTCCTTGCAGAAGAATATCGTAAGATAAATCCTAATGTAGTAGTATTACCTAACTATATAGACCCTTTTTACTTTCCAGAACCACTTAGAAATGAAACAGATACTGTTAGAATAGGTATTACTGGTTCACTAGCATTGACTACTGATACAGACCTTATTAAACCTATTATGGAACACTACAAAGATAATCCTAAGATTAGATTTGTCCTTCTTTCACTTCCACCTGATAAAGATAATGAAACTTATAAGAAACTTTATGGAGAAGATTATAAGTTCTGGGAAAGTATGGATGTTGAATGGCAACCATTTGTTCCAGCAGAAGATTACTATGAAACTCTTAATAATCTTAAACTTGATTTAGCAATAATTCCAAGAGTAGATAATTACTTTAATCGTTGTAAGTCTAACTTAAAATTCTTAGAGGATAGTATACTTGAAATACCTTGTGTATGTCAATCTTTTAGAACAGGAGATAGCCCATATCAAGTTAATACTGAAGATAGTGAGTATTGTATTCTTGCTGATGGATTTGATGAGTTTATTACTGCTATTGATAAATTAATAGAAGATAAGAACTATAGACGTGAATTAGGTGCTAAAGCTCATGAATATGTAGAGAATAACTATGATATAAATAGTCATGGTTATAAGTGGAAAGATACATATCATCAATTACTTGACAATAAATAATAACTGTGCTATAATAAATAACATAATCTATGACAAAAACTATAAAATTAGAAGATAAAAAATTACTTAAACTCCTTACTGAAAAAGGTGATTTAATAAGTGTTGGTAGAGAAATATCAACTAAGATAGAAGAAATTGAGAAAGAAATGGAAGAAGTTGATAAACTTGTCCAAGCAGAAGAAAAGAAAGTTGATATTAATGACCTTACTGATAAAGAGAAGGCTATTTCTGATATAGTTCAGAAATGTATTGATGATATGAATGCTATCAAAGAAGAAATCTATAAGCGTATGTCTGAAAAAGTAGACCATACACTACATGAGAAGTATGAGAATCTAAAGAAGAATAAGGAAGATGCAGAAGAAGAAAGAAATAAGATTGCTATTAAAGCACAGAAATATAACGATAAGATAATTCCTCTTACTCGTAAACTTATGACACCATTCCTTGAAGATATGTATGATGATTATGAAACAATAAATGTTGAAGGTGGTGAAATAGTCGCTACTATCTTTAATCATTTGGATGAATTTAAAACTAACTTTAAAAAGTAATGAACTTTAGTAATACTACAGATAAAAATGGTATAGTAGAACAAGTGCGAGATATTGCTCGCGTTGATTCTACACAATGGTCTACACAAAAGATTGTTAATTCTTGTAATAATTATTTAGACACAGTAGCAGGCTATGCTATTGGTGCTGATAGACGTTTCCAATGGGATGATACAAACCACACAAAACTTCCTATTGGAACAACAAACTTAATTTCTAACCAGACAGATTATTCTTTCCTTATAGATGAGCAAGGTAATTCAATTCTTAATTTAACTCGTATTGACATAATGGATTCTACTGGACTCTATAGACAACTTATACCTATTGACCAATCAAATTTAACTGGTATTGCTCTTGATGAGTTTATGAAAACAGCAGGTTATCCTTTATACTATGATAAAATTGCAGACAATGTTGTTAGGTTATATCCTAAACCAGTATCAAGTGTTACTAATGGACTTAAGTTTTATTTTCAAAGAACTCCTAGTTACTTCGTAGCAACTGATACTACTAAAAATCCAGGTGTATCTCCTTTACTTCATAGAGGTTTTGTAATTAGTTCTGCTTATGATTGTGCTTTTACATTAGGACTTAATAACCTACAACCATTAAGTGTTGAGAAACAATTAGAAGATAAAAAAATGCAGGACTACTTTACAATAAGAGAAACAGATGAACCAAACATAATTATTCCTAAGTGGAGGTCAAGTAGATAATGATAAACCAAGATAAAATTTCATCAAGTATATCTAATTCCTCAAAAGTAAATATTGGGGAAATTTGGGATACTGATAGTTTTACTTGGGCAACAGAAAGTAGAACTTGGGATGATATGATAAGTATTATAACTAATAACACAAAGATTTCGTCATCAATGACAAATCAATCAAGACCATGAGTGCAATAACTAGAATAC